GTCATCTTGTTTGTTGCGAAATCAGCAGTTGGGCGGCCTGCTCTTGCTAATGGTGCTGCAAGATCAGTTAGATATTGTGGAACTACTAAACCTTCAAAGTTTGTAGTTGCACCATCACGGCGCTCAATTGCTTCCTCACGCATGTGGCGAGCAAGGCGCTCAGAAGCGCTGAAATCTTGCTTGAATTGTGAGTTGAAAGCATCTTTAATAAATGATGCTCCTGATTCTGGTGTATAGGTACGCTCCTCACGGGTTACCTTTGCACCGCCGACCTTTGGCATTGCTACATCTGCAACTGCTGCACGAACTTCTGCAACCTTTGCATCTGAATCTGCCTGAGCCTTCAATGTTTCAATCTTTGTATCTAGTGAGCGTGATTCGGCAACTAGAGAATCTACCTTCTCTGTTTCCTCAGCAGTTAGATCGGTACGATTCTCTGCGGCTACTGCCTCAAGAACTGCATCCATCTCTGCCTTCACTGCATCACGGCGTTCAATTACTTTGTCTAGAAAAGACATTAATTTAACTCCTTGTTAGTTAGGTTTTGAGGTGGTGGCGATTATTTTTGCGGCGCATATTGGGTGCAAAGATCGCTCCGACTTCATCTGCTACATCTTTATAGCAGAAACTTATTTTGTGTTATCTATTATTGCTTGAGCCAAGCGCAAAGATATTTTGCGGCTTGCATCCTCAGATGGTTCTTTAAGAGGTGCGATAGGGCGCAACTCGCTTGCTTTGTGTCCAACTAAAGTTTCAGTTGCAACATAACCATCTCTTAATTCTCTATAAACTCTAATTAAAACTGCTGGATCGCCTTCCTCGGCAGTAATGCTAAAGGTAGAATCAGGAATACCTAAAACACCCTCTTTCATTACATGCTCAACTCTGCCTCTTGCAGTTCCTCCACTTGAATCCCATTCTACAAAATCGCCAACTACATCAACGGCTCTAGAATCATCCTCAAGTTCATCCTCAATTTCAGTATCCATCTCAGAGTTTCCAACCATCATTTCAAGGGCTGATTTAACTTCCTCGATGTAGTCATATCCCTCAGAAATTTGTTGTAACGCTGCCTTTAGTGCAACTAAAGAATCACCAGTTACTTCACGGCCTTCTTTCATTGCAGATAATGTTTGCTTTAGTTGCTCTCTAGCCTCAACCTTTGTAGTTGGATAGGCTGGATAAGTAACAACTGAAACATCGCCATCTGCTAATGAAACCTCAGTTAAAACTCTACGGCTGCGATCCTCGCTCCATTTTTGGCGAATAACACGGAAAGCAAAACTCATTTGATCTACATCGCCACGCTCTACCAGTTTGTAAATATCTCTACCCTCTGTTGTATCTGCTAACTCTGCATCAATTAATAAACCACGCTCATCCTCAGTTAATCTAAGTGTGCCATTTTTAGTTCTTGCTAAAGGCAATCCTTCGTGATTAATAAGCAAGCGAACATCTGGAGTTTCGCTTAATGTTTTGCGAAATGCACCAGGTGCAATTGATTCTTTAAATGGTAGCGGAACACTTGATTCATTAAATACTGCTGCATAACCGCTTAGGCGCATGGTGCCATCCTCGGCTGATCTTGCTTGCACATCTTTAACTGTGTAAGTGCGGCGTTCAATCTTTTTCATTTCTCTCCTTGAATCTGCTTCTGCATTCAGAGCATCAATTTTGCGTTGCGCCCAGTTCTGCGCTCTATCTGAAAAATTGCTATCCCCACCCCAAAGAAGCCAAGCAACTAAACCTGCTCCTGGATAACCTGGATCGGATGGATTGTTATTTGATGGCGCTTTACCATCTACTTGATGGCGGGCAAACCAAGGTGCCATCTTTCTAACTTTTGGTTCTGTTATTTTCCCAGCAGCCATATCTCTTGCTGCTGCAATGGTGGCTGGTACCAAACCATCGCCCCCAAAACCTTCCTCATAATATTTCAAGCCACGCTTTGCGTTATCTTGAATAAATGATGGAACACTTAAATCAACTGCTCTAGTGTTTACTTCTCCGCCTGGCTCCATATCCTCAGCAATTGAAACTGCAACCATCTGATCTATCGCATCTTGCTTTGAAGTGTGGCAACCAATAGTTGTATAAGAACCATCAGATTCCTCTTTTACAGTTGCCCAACCAGCGCAATCGCTTTGCTTATCAGATATTAAATATGGCATAAATTCCTAAACTAGAAGTAAAACTTCGGCATCATCATCAAGTATTGAAAAATCAATTCGAGATGTTGATTTGCTGGAGAGCGTGCCAAGTTTTGTTTTAGCAGTTGCGGTCTTTATTGAAACTGTTATTTTTACAGGCTCAATAATTTCAGGGAAATTTGGTTGAATGTAATTTGGCAAACCAGCCTGACTTTGAATTACCTCACCACTTGATATAACTACACTAGCAGCAAGCCCGCCTAAAGTGGCAGTTGCTGAAACTACATTTGTTATTTGCGCAGTAGCGCTGGCAGTGGATGAACCTAGATTTGCCGTTGCCGTTGCGAAGGTGATCGGCCCTAAAACATCAACATCTAATTGTGATGAATTTAGAACAAACTCAGCCACTTATTAACTCGCTAAAGTTAGAGAAACTGTTAATGAACCGCTTGGAATTGTAAAGGTATCTCCAGCAGTGTAGGCATTTCCAGCAACAGTTCCTGAAAATAAAAAGTTACCTGCGGTTAGATTATCCCAAACAGTAAAGAATGTAGCATCCTCAGAACCTGCAATATTGCTCCAACTTATATCAGCATCAGAAGTTAATCCGCCAGTAGCGGCAGCGCTAAAAGAAATTGATTTGCGAGTTGTTTCAGTAGCAGGGTTAGCAGTTCCATTTGCACCAGGATCGCCAATATGTAGTTTTACATAAACATTGGCTGCTGAATAAGCAGTTGCATTTCCAACTGCATCAAGGAATTTGTTTGCTAAGTAATTGCTTAATCCAGTTGCCATTACTCATTCCCCTCTATAAACTCCTCGATAATTTCATCAATGCGACCTTCTTTATCGCGTTTAACTTTCTTGCGAACTCGCTTTTGTTCAATGTTATTTGTTACCTGAACATTAGGCGCTTCAACATTTACATTAGGAGCAGCAACATTAACCTCTGGTGATTCAAGCATTACCATTGGCTCAACAGTTACATTAGGTGCAGCCACATTTACAGTTGGCTCTGGCACATTAACAATTGTTTGTTGATTATCGTTGCGCATTTGTCGGCTCTTAACTTCATAAACTGCGCCTGGATCGGCTGGATCGATTGATGCAACCTGTTGCAACTGGCTACTTGGAACGCCTGTGTGTTTCATCTTTGGCAATCCAACTGCTTCATTAACGGCTGCTGGATCAAATCCAACCTGAATAAGTTGAGCAGCGATTTCTGTTCTTAACTTCAAACCAACATCTTTAGCATCGGCTGCATCAATGTTTTGTAATGGAACTCTGTATTGATCGCCAGCCTCGCCTAGAGGTGATAAATCCTCAACAGAGCGAACATCGTTTAGGCTCAAGAAACCTTCACGCAAACCTTTTGTGTAGGCATCATAGCGCTCAGTTGTTGTTCCGCGTAGAAGTGCATCAAGATTAAATTTAACAAAGCCATCTTTTTCAGGTAGCAAAGATGAAAGTGCTTGCTCAATTCTTTCTAACAATGGGCGAAGTGAGTGTTGTACAAATGAAAGGTTCTGCGCTTCAACGCTAGCAAAACTCATTGCACCTGCAACTGGATGGCCTAATAAACTGATCGGAACGCGGAACAGACGGGCGATTTCCTCAAGACCGAAGCGGCGTGTGTCTAGGAGTTGGGCATCCTGGGCGTTTAGTGAAAGTGGTTTAAATGCTGCGCCACCTGTTAGCACGCCAATCTTGCCTGCACGATAAGGGCCTGAGTGAGTGATATTCCAATCGCGGCCAATGTTACTTGCTTGCTCCTCAGTTAATTCACCAGGTACTTCAATGATGCCGCCAGGATTTGCTGCATTTCCAAAGTAAGAAGCGGCATAAGTATCAGCAGCCATAACAGCGCCGATAGTAATTCTTGCTGCCTCAACTGGGCCTAAGCCGTAGAAAGAACCAGGTAATTTAAATAATGGAATGTGTAGCAACTCATCTTTTGTAAGCCTCATTATTTTCTGGTTAAAATCTTGAGTATAAACTCCGCCTGCTGGATCGTACTCTTTAATAGTTACTTCATAATAAATTGGCTCATTTGGATTATCGCGCTTAATTCTTACTGATTCAGGATTGATGCAATAGAGTTCAACAACCTCACCCATATCATCACGCACTGTAAGAATGTAGGCATTGCCTCGCAAATTTAAAGATGCAAGAACTTGCTCTAAAAATTCCATTCGAGTTGATTCAGGATTTGGTGAATTTACCCAAGCAGGAACATCGCCATAAACTGCGGCGTAAGAAATTCGCTGGCGGCCTCTGCGAACATAAGCACCCATTGGCAATGATGAAATTGTATCGCCGAGCAAACGAACGCAGGCATAAACAGTACTCATTCGGATCGCAGTTTCAGATGAAACTACAACTCCTGCTGGGGAACTATATGCAGGCCTGCCTGGAACTAGCGGCTCAACAAATTGATTTGTTGCTCGCTTCTCACTAGCACCGCGTAACGCTCTTGATAAATTCATTAATTACCTTTTTCTGTAATCCATACTAAAAAACTTCCAAGCACAATTAGTGCAACTGGAACTGAAAGTATTGCCAAGCCTGTTGTTACGCAGGCAAC